CTACATCTTCAAGCTGGGCATCTAGCATATTGATCTGGTTATATTTGCCTGCCATGTCAGATAAAACTTGAGCAATTGCACCATTTACATTGCTCATATGGGCACCGCTTCCGAAAGTCCCCATCATGGCCGCCTGTCGGTCTAGTCCAGCTAAAACCCCATCGAGTTTATAAGCAGCCTGTTGGTCTAACTGGTCAAACATTTCTTGTTTTTTGGCTGGATCAATCCCAGGGGCATCTTTCGCAATAGCGTCCTCGCCCGTCAAAATAGCCTCTAGCGGAGTCTTGGTGTCATAATCAGTCCCTGTTATTGAATCGAAGTTTTGCTGATTCCATTGGATTGCTGCCTCTGTGTAGGCGTCAACTTCTAGTTGATAATCTTCATCGGATTGCCCAGGCTTCTGGGTGGGGAACGGACTCATTTCCCCAGCCTCGGTCCACTCTGCAAACCAATCGGCAGACGTTTTTATGCCTGCCGCTGCCTCTGCAACAGCCTCATTTGCTGTGTTTATAAGCCCAAAATCGCCACCATGGAAGTCTTCTCCTTCGCCCATTCCTCCCCAGGTCTCAGACGGCGATCCGTCCCCAAAAGGAGACGGGCCGTCAGCATCAATATAAAATTGCATTGATTGAGGATCTCCCCATTGCTCTGGCGATCCAAATTTTCGGTGCATTTGAGCAGGAGATACGCCCGCAGCGCCCAAGGCTGGCAGTGAAGTCATATTAGAAAGGCCCATGGACTGGTTCAATGCGCTAATTTGCTGTGCATCTTGACCTGAAAAGATATTGTACCCTTTGCTAGGGTCCATGGGGAGACCTTGGCTAATAACTTTAGTCGGGGAAGCTTTTGGCTGTGCTGGTTGCACGCCAGAAAGCCCTTTTTGAAGATCACTTTTCCCTTGTTTTGCCAATTGGGGCATTACAGGCATATTGGGATTAACATTGGCCCCTGTATTCCCTGTATTTTGCAACGCCGTCTGAACAGTTCCTGGCTTTGCTCCAAGTTTAGAGGAGTTGCTTACTCCGGGAAGAGGTGGAATAGCCATAATAGCTCCTAAGTAATAGTCTTCATTGCCAGTGTTAATGTAACAGTGCAGCGAGGCGGATAATACGCATTTGCTGCCGGATTTGCGATAAGAATTCTAATGTACCTATTCGCAGCAAGAGAAGGCACCGCTATTGTAAGATTTGAATCTCTCCATTCATATCCAGCGGCATGAAAATTAAGAGAATGGGAAGCATTATTCATTGTAAATACATTCCCAGATGGCGACGAAGCGCTTTGCAAGTATACGGTGTAGTTATCTGCTGCTGCCGCGCTATGCTGTGAATTTGCTTGGTAAAGAAAATTTACCGACTTGATTGTCGCGGCATATGGGATCTTCATAATGCTAGTTGTTAGGACATTAAACGCACCATTTGCGGCGGTTTGAGTAGTCAAATTAACTGCTGTCCCATTGATTAACCCAGGGGAATACCAAGATTCAGTTCTAACATTAGTGCCACCTACCAAAGGATTCGGTTGGACCTCTCCGGGACCTCCTGTAAAGGTTAGGACAACCGGAGCGTTGGGGTAGGTCAGGTTGTCATGATCTACATTCCCATTTAAAACACTAGCAATTGCGCCAAACTTGGCGTTGTGGAGGGCTGCGGTATGCAGATCTCCGTCACTGTCGCCAGTAATTGTAACATAGCCCATTTCACACCTCTTAAAATCAGTCTACTCAGGACTGCTCTCTTTGTGAACCACCTTTTACATTCGCGTGGACTCTTACCTCAGAAATCTGCAAGCGATGGGGTTCTGTTGTTGGCATGGCGTAAAGGTCCACATAAGCAGCCCTACCTTCTCCGTCAGGGGCATTGACCCGAGCATACGCCTCAAAGTATTCAGAATTCATTAGAGGCGCGTTACTCCCCGCAGGAGACGCGCCTAGAACCATTGTGTTTAAAACAGATTTTGTGTTCTCACTCACCCCATTTTGTGAATTAAGAACAGGGCATGAAAACTCTGCATCTGTTTCTGAAACATCAAAATGCTTCATTCCCTCGCCTTCTGAGCGAACAATTGCATTTAATGTGGTGACACTGGGGTTATCTTCAACATTTTGAGCAAGTTGTTTTCTTCGGACAGCGACATCTGTGCAGATAATTCTACCGTCTGAGTCAACTCGCCCTACCCTTCCCAAGCTAATTACTGTCGGAAATGGAACTATTGTTTCTGTCCCAGACCGACCACCAGCTCCGCTGTAGACAAACTCAGACTGGAAGTCTTGGTTTGTTGTCCCAAACTCATAAATACTTCCTTGATTGTTCCCAACAAAAATTCGTTGCTCGCCACCATCGACAAACACCGCAGAAGACATCCAGTTCCACATATTATTTAATCCCGTTACTTGTGTTGGGCCGGATGGATTTGTGGGAAAAGGAGCGGCTGGATTTAGAGAAGTGCCAGTAAAATTTGCCTCTTCATTAGATCCCCAAATAGACCATTTGCCAGGACCAACCCCTTCTATTAGGTCTGAATAATTATATACCCACACCATATTGTTTCGAGGAGAATCATTTGCGGGGAGCGATACCATCACCTGATGCCGCTCCTTGTCATTAATGCAAAAAACTCCACTAAGGGCATTTCTGTTTACGTGGAATGGATATGCGCCTTTTTGTATTTGTTGTTCTACATATCTAGTTGTTTGGGGCTCTTCGGTGCCAAACCAAAGAGGGTCCATTTCAAATGAAATTTTTTGTACAGTATTTCCATCTGTAATGTAGCAACCATCAAATCCTACGAAGAAAACATATCGATCAAAATAGCAATGACCCCGAGTGCTAACAGAAGGGATATCACCGAGGCGAACTCGTTTAGGCTGTGTGCTTCCATGATTCACAATTTTGTAAAGGCGCTTAGACCCAAACAGTAAAAGATCAAAATTCGTACCGGCAGTGGCTAAAATTCTTTCGTTATATGCCCAGTAAAATCCACCAGGATCTTCAACTGGAAAACTTCGCCATAAAGCGGGCTCACAAACAAGAACCGCCCCAGAATCTACCGTCATTGCATCTCTAGCTGCATTAAGCACTTCACTTGGGGGTTGATTGTTCTGCTCCTCACTAGTTGCAGGAATTGACAAATCACATAGTTCTGACCTGGTAAATCCAGAGGCTACAATTTGATCATAAAAATATGTAAATGAAGCAGGCTTTAGATTGCTTGTTAAGTAAGAGTAAGCCAAAGGCGTCTTGCCTGTTTCTAGACTAATTGGTTTTAATCGAAATGAATCTACTGTTTTTTCTAATTCCCAATAATGCCCAAACCCATTGCAGAAATAAACAAATCTCCCAGCGGTAGTAAAAGCATAAAATTGACGATCATTATAAGGCTCTGATCCATCTTCAATTTCATTACTTGTGACATTCGTCAAATTTCCACTAATACCAGCATAAAAATCTCCCTTCCCGTCGAAGATTTTAATGAACATATTTTCGGTTGTTTTATCTGCCGATAAGGCAATGAGAAAAAACTCATTATCGATTTCTGTTGCGTAAAGCCCCATTACACGATGGCGGGACCCAGCAAGGCTCCCAAAAAGCCGAAGACCGGGGCGCTCTTTCCAGAAGCCCCGGTTAGACAGGTCAATATTAAAAAGAAGATTGGGAGAATCCTGGGGCTTAACTTCCCGAGCATCCATGCCCTTAAGAGGCGTTTTATATATGGCTATGGGAGGAGAAGACGCTCTCATTGATTAGTACTCCCATCGCATCGGATCTCTTTGTTGGGGTTGTTGCCGCTGGCGTTGGCGACAACCCATCTTTAGATTAGAATCAAACTCGCCAATAACCTCTTTATACAATCCAACCAATTGGCTAGTATCTTCACCCTTAGCACTCTTTGCTTGAATGGCTGCTTTGTACACAATTGCAGGATGAAATTGAGGCAGGAATCCCCCTAATAAGTCTTGGTCTTCATCAGTTAAAGCCTGCAACGCATCGGGAGTCCAACGAATATACATATAGATATCGTTTTGAGGGATTGGCCGAATCGAAAGATTTTTGCCTAGAAAGTACCCTTGATATGAGGAATAGCTATTATTTGCTCCCAAAGTAAAGCTACTAGGAAGTGTAATATTACCATACGGGCTAGAGAATGCTGTAGAAGAAGTAACGCCAAACCCAGTGTCAACGGTATCCATATTGGTTCTTCGTAGCATCTGTATTGGGGAGGGCATATTATTCGGCCCAATATCTTCGTCGTTAGGCAAGCCTGCAATGTACCAAATTGCCATAGGAAGGCCGCTTAGTTTTGCATTTAAGTCTACATCTGCGGCATTTGCTTCGTATGTAAATCGATCAGAAAGCTGGAAGATCTCAGGACCATAATTCACAACGCGGTGGTACATATCTAGATTCGCATCAGTTAGCAAATCTAAAAGGTATTGATCGGTCCATCCACCGGAACCATCCACCTTTCCTCGGCGTTGCAAATAACCATTGAGACGGCGAACAGCTTCCTTCACATTCATGGCAAGATAATCCCAGAATTAGTTTTGTTTCTGTCAAAAGCAGCGCCAAAGTGCTTCCCGCCATGGTTAGGACCTTTACCGTCTGCGCCAAGGGTAAAGTTCATATCTTCACCCATTGCTCGCTTCCAGATCCAAAACATATCGTCAACACGGCCCTGTGCCTCATTCATAGCATCGTTTAGCTGCGTCTCGTTAGCTTTTTCTTTTTCCTTTTCCATTCTTTCTAGCGCGGCATGTCGCCCTTCACGCCAGTCCAAAACAAGCATACGGAGACCGTCTAAATGTGCGTCATGCGGTGTGTCGTACTCACCCGCATGACCAATCTTTTCAATTGTCATAATTGTAAAGATTGGCTTTTCTCCACGATATAGATTGTTGTTGGGCTTTTGGCCAAACAGAATCCATTTATTGATTGCAGAACCATCAAAATTCTTTTCAACAAACCGCAGATAAAACTCTTCGTCAGGAAGCAAACCATCTAAAAGATTGGCCCGCCGCTCCCACTCTTGGTGGGGGGCGGCGGAACCATTCCTGACTATGTTACGGAAATAATCCATCTCCTCGCGGATAAGATCATCCCTGTTTTCCATCATAGGAAGCATAGTCATCCTTTATGCGTTAGTGAAATAAGTCCCACCAACAGGTTTCGCGAAAACAGTAACAGTAAACTTTCCAGCACCAGTGCCTGCGCCCACGTTTCCGAGGTAAAGCATACCGTTTGTTGCGCCAAATGTTGTTGTAGGTGCAGCCCCATTCAAAGGAATGTGGTGACTGCTATTTGCTGCCGTAGTTGCACTGCCTGTTACAAATCCATCCACAATTGCGTCAGGATCTGCCTGAACCCCAATGTCAACTTCGCAATCCTCTGTCGCAAAAGTTGTTTCCACAAACATGCGAATTTCAACAACTTCCCAATCACAACCCATTGCGTCAAAAGCCAGAAGGCCATCATCGTTTTCGGCCGACTTTGTAAAAATCACACCACCTGGCGTGCTTCCACCGCTATCCACAACAAAGGGGATTAGCGTTGGGCCAACAAAGGCAGCTTGATCGCTAGACCCTCGGGGTCCTGTTCTCATTTTATCATTAGCCATTTTATTATCTCCTAGATATCGATATCTCGATAAATTTCAGGTGCCAATCGTGCGAAAAACACAACCTTAGTAGCCCCACTTGTTTGTGCATTATAATCAATTACCAGAGCATCTCCCGCATTAAGCCGAGGAACGCCGCCAGAATCGACGCTTGTTGGGGCTACTGCGGTAGATGGTGCAGAAAAGCTCATATCAAAACTAGCCAAACTTCCACCCCGTGAAGTACTTAGAACAGTACCCCCTGGAGTAGTTGCTACTGCAATTGCAGGCAAGTCTACCAAAGGACAAATGGCAGTTCCTGCCTTTGTCCCATCAGTAACCACGCCTACGCTAAAGCAGTTATTCAATTGATTTGAAGCAGTGGAATCCGTGACAATCGCTCCAACTTCCAAAACACGGTAGCTTTTCCAGCTAACGTATTGGGTATTGAAGTATTGATCGGAATTCCAAGTATTCAATTGAACTTCACCAGTGGTGATATACACTTCAGCTAGTTCATTCGACACATTGTGTGCTTTTTGAAAACTCATATCTTCTCCTTAAAAAGGAGGGGGGCCAGAAGCCCCCCAACTTAATTAGACCGCAATCAATCCGGTTGGGACTCGAATGTCCTCTTCACGGGCTTGGCAGCGTGGGTTTTCACACACAAGTTCAAACTCATTGTACGCATATGCTTGGAAAGCAAAGGTACCTGGGATCTGCTTAAAGATGGATCCAGTTGAGGTATCCCAACCGTAATCTCCAAGCTTAACCCGCTTCATGGCTGAACGATCCATAATGGTGTAGCTGTTCAATGGAGCAGACCGTGCGGTCTCCCAAGGAATCTGACGTGCACCATACTGGTATGCAATTGTAGTGTGACCTTTCAGGGCTTTAAGATCTGTCTGCATGTATACAGGGTCAATCTCTTGGAGGTAAACCTGAAGCAATGAATTATGTGAGAAGATCACAGGCTTCATTTCATCAATGTCTTTAGGTCCAAGATCAGTCATCTGCATCAACAGGTTCGTGATTCGCCAGTGGTTAAAGTCGCGAAGCACGTTTCCGTTTCGGACAATAAACGACTGCCAAGGAGCTGCTGTAGCACGGTTAATACCGTGGTAGACACCATTATCATTAATGGCATCGTAGAGACCGGTAATGCAATTACCGTACTCGTTACCATTTGCATCACCCTCTACAACAAGCTGATTTGCAACATTAAGAGGCAAATTAACGTCCAGAGTAAAGGTTTGCGCTGCCTGATTGACTGTTTGAACAATACCGCTTGTTCCGGTATTTGCAGTCAATTGAGCAGCACTACCAATCTGAACCTGCATTCCGGGTCGAAGGTACCGGCATCCAGCATAAGCACTCATATATGCTTTTGCGTTACCTGCGTAGTTTGCAAGTGTTTCACGTTGCTGAACAGCAATATCAGCACCCGCAGCTACGGCAGCAGCGGCAGGAACTTGGCACAAAACACCATTGTTGGAGTTTGTTCCAGGTGCTCCTACAGAGCCTTCCCAGTACTTAGGTCCAACTCGGTTTCGGTGCGAGTTCTTTGCATCGGAAACCAACTCGTCCATGATTTGTCGGTACATACCGGGCTTTTCATGGGCGCGAATTAGCTTAGGTCCGGTGATCTCCACAATATCCATGTGGGGGAACATTCGGACCATGGCCTCATCGTAAGATGGTGGATTGTATGTAGGCAAAACTGGGGCTGCTGCTCCAGGGCCACCCGATACAAATCGGCTACCACTACCTTCTGCTGTTTTGTAGAGGTAGTACTGAGAGTCTCCACCGTTCCAGTCTTCCTGGGCAATGGAGTCAATCCATTTCTCGACATCATCAACGGTATCGAGAAGTTTAATAATTACATCTGCGTAAGTGTACTGAAACAGATCACTAAACGCTCCAAATGACGTTTGTCCGGTCTTTGGAAGAGCCATCGTATTCTCCTATTAACTTGCGCCCTTTTGACGGCGCAATAAATCCTCAAGAAGATCTCCAGCTTCCTTCGCGTTTTCAGGAGCTTTAGGAAGATCTTCAAATCCAGCAGAAGCAAACATATCGGGGAGCATTGCCTTTCGGTCAGCCATTTCCCGGCGTTTTTTGTTCTCTTCTGCCACCTTTGATTCCAATGCGTTAAACTTGCCCACTCGTTCAGCGGCAATTTTAAGAGCAATCTCTTTTACATCACCAACGGGCTGATTTACGGCTTGACGACGCTTAACCTCGTCAGCAGCATCAAGCATAATCAAACGCTCAAAGTCCATAATCCGAGAAGACTCGGGGTTTTTGTCTTTAAACGACTTCAATGCTCGATCTACCTCTCGCCCAGCAGTTTGCTGAAGTGCATCTGTTGCGTATTGTTCGACCAATTGCATTCGAGGCTCTAGCCTTTCAGAAACCATCTTATCAATTACGCTTTCAATTGAAGTTAATTCAGAGGTGCTAAAATCATCGTATGATGAAGAAGATTGTTCGCTTTGAACGGGTTGCCGAGATCCAATAGACTCAACTTGCCCTTTAAAATACGAAGCATCCCTTTTAGCCTCTTCCATCGCTTTGTAAGCTTGGTTGTAATGCCCCTGTAATTGGGAATTACGCCCTTGGGCTTCTCTTAAACGACCTTCTAGTTCTGCAATTCTTTCTTCTGCTGTTTTACTCATAACCCTTCCCTTTAGTTTGGCGCACTACCCTCTACGCCTAGTTGTCCTGTAAACCCTGAAGCTATTGCCGGGGCCATTGCTGGTCCCTTCTGTCCTCCGCCCATAAGAGCGGCAAGATCTGGTGGAACGCCTGCACCTCCCCCTTGTTGGGGTGGTCCGCCCCCGCCTTCTTGCGGCGGGGCGGGCATTCCTTGTGGCGCTTGGTTAGGAGCAATTGCTGCTTGATGTTGTTGCAATAGTTGCTCTAACTTTTGTTGTTGCTGGGGAGAGTAGTCTAAGAAAAACTTAGGATCTCTCATAGCTTCCAGCAAAACGCCAATGTGTTTTTGATGATCCATCCATGGCTTAAAGAAAGGCTCTTGGCCATCCTGAATGCGTAAGATGTTAATGGATGCAACTGCTTTATCTCCAGGCTCTTCAACGTCTGTTAGCTTTGATGCAACAGGTGCGCCCAGAAGAAGTTCTACAATGGCATCGGTTCGAGGATTGCTTTCTTGAAGCATTCCGTTTGCTGCCAATTGCATAATAGAACTACGAATTTCATTAGGATAAGAAACTGCCGCAGAGCCAGGAACCATCCGGACATCAAGTAGATTAAATGGTGTCCCATCAAAAATATGCACAGCGGCTTGTTGGTCATGCCCAGCTAGGGCAAAGCGATAGCCAATGGGAAGGTGATCTTGGCATAGTCGTACAAGGTGGGTCGCCTGATGAGCTTGAGCGGCCTCAATTTCTTGAACTGTGGGAGCCATCGCGATCTGGTTTTCTTGCAGCAATCTATCTAGATATGCAGCACTGTCCCCGCGCGATGGAGTCGAGCCCCCAACAGGAGAAGAAGTAAGGCTCAACGACTCCAAATCAGCCATCGCATCTGATCTCATTTGGAACAAATGCGGTGATATTTGGGGTGGAACCATAAAGGTTGGCTTCTCTTCACCATAAGGCACATACTCGTATATCTCACCAGCACGACCCTGAAAGTTAGTATCATTGGAGCCAGCAGGTTTAAGCAAAGGCGGATCTGCCGTCCTTTCTGCTGCACGAATCTCAATATGCTCAACGAGGTCAAGACGTTTTTGCGCTTGCCTTAAAACGTCAACAACGCATAAACCCCAGCCACGATCAGTAAACTGCCGATCACGGTAAGTGGAGTGTGGGTAATCATTGTACGGAAGGCCATCCACAAGTTTAATAATTTGGTCGCCAGCATATACGCATCTAAAACCTGAGCGATACTCAAGGCCCAGCCTGTCCGAGACAATAGGTGCATGATAAAAATCCCAGACTTCTACCATTTTCTGGGAGCCTTCTTGATATGTTTCTCGCAAGCCAAAAGTAGAGTCTACTTCTCTAAAAAGAAAAGCATCTTCAGGCTCGGTAACACTTTGGATTTTATCAATGTCTACATCTGGAAAATAGATTTCTAGTAGATCAAATGGAATTAGCTTTCTTTCCCCATAGTTCATGCACTGGCTAATATTTAAATGTCTCCAGTGGGGGTCGGGGAAAAAGTTAAAGGGGTGAACAGACCGGATCCTGGGCAATCCGGTCTGATAAGAGATCGTCTTTAACGTCTTCTCTTCCATAAATGGCATATCCACTAGCGATGGCTCAGAAAACTCATCGAGAAGTGGGACATTTACAGAAGAATATTCAGGGGCTCCATCCGAATAAGATATTTCTTCAACAAACTCTCCAGCATTTGGGTCCCATTGCGTTGCCCATATGCCATTGCCAAAGATCATCATATTCATCATTGCGGCGTGTTTCGCGTAAATAGTGTTCTTTTTTTCCCAGAAATGAAGAATCAAACTATTGGCAACACTAGCTTTTTTTCTAGAATCTCTTTCATTAGAGCCTGGAATGCACTCGGGCATCATTCGAGGAGAAACAAGCTTTGCATGGTATTTTCGGAGTTTATCTTGGACCTGGGGATTGCTTGATTGGATCGCGCCCGCATTAAATGCAATAGGTCTTTGACTCCGGGGGTCATACTCAATATTAGTATACCCAGCAGCAAAAGCAGCATTTTCATACCACCTGTACTCTAGTGGCTTTCGTGCATCTTGATTGCGTTTAACGCACTTCTTAACGTAGTCAAGAACTTTGGTCTTATCGTTTTTCATCCCCAACCAAACCCATAAGGATCTTCAACTCCGTATTGCTGGATCATAGGGGCTGGCGCTGAACCACTCCCGCCTTGTATAGCACTTCCTTGTAAAGGCGTGTATGTATAAGGTTGTGGGGGCGGAAGTCGCTCTGCCACCATTACATCCTCTGGTTCAGGCTCAAAAAACCCTCCAAACATACCACCTAGCGCACTGCCCAATCCGGTAGTTAGGGTCCCGAGTGCCGGACCCCCCATATAACCAAAGGCCCCAAGTGCGCCGAGAGTTGCAGACCCCACGCCAGTCGGAACCCCTGCGTACCATTCATCAGAGGGCTTTTCGCCGACTTTAACCATTTCTCCTTCGCGTTGAGGATTGCGTATTACTCCAGCCATTTTAAAACCCTCCTTGCCCTTGATAAGGATCCATAGCGTAATAAGGGCGTTGCGCGGTAGGCGCTGGCTGCCCTAAAGGTTGGTAAATGTTTGGCTGTTGAGGCCCCATCGCGGGCCGTGGCTGTGGCCCGCTTGGTGGAAATGGCCGTTGCATTTGTGGAGCGGGCATTGCGGGGCGAGGCATTCGCTGCTGATTAGCCGCATACCCCATGAAAGGCATGGACTGTGGCATCTGTTGGCCCATTCTAGGGGCAGCATGTTGGTGCATTTGAGCCCGTCGTTGTAGAATCTGGCGCACAAGATTCCCTTGTCCCGAAGGGATCCGAGACTGTTTTTGATTGGCCGAATATCCTGCAAATTCCCTTGATTTTGGGCGCGGAGCTTGCTGCTTCTTTTGGGTTTGCAGTTGCGCGTAGGGCATATCGCCTTGCTGGATATTGACCAACGACGTTGGGTTGGATCGATCTGCAAATAATGGGCGCTGGCTTTCGGATTGGGGTCCTCCCAGTATACTGCTAATAAGCTCCGCACCAATAGCTTCGGTTTCTTCTTCAGTTGGATCAGAAGGGTAAGAGGAGCTGTATCCGTCAGACCACTCCACTCCAGCCTCTTCCATTGCGGGATCCCCGATTAAAAGCTTATTTAATCCTTGCATTGTTTACCTCTGAATCCAAAAGTTTAACATTGAGTTATTGCCTAAACTTTTATTTCTTTTATTATTCGTTTTAACGGTCGCCCTAAGTTGGTCAAAAGTCAAGGGTTTAACTTCGGCCTGTGGCACCTTTTTGCGGCACTTTAAGCAAACCCCGCCAGCTACAATGGCGTGGGGACATTCGTACTTTTCTTCGGGGGGTTGATACATAGTCTCCCCCATATATGGCAATTGCCTACTCGCATAGATTCCAAGCATTAAACAGGTAACTTCATCGTCGTGGTACCTTTCTCCTGTTATAGGGTCTGTTCCGTCCATTGCCTCGGGTAACATCTTAGAGCTTTTCTTTACAAAAACTTCTAGCTCACGAAGTGTGTTCGGGTTTTTAACGACGCACATGCCTTGCTTAAAGAATGCAGTAGCGGAGCTAACTGCTTCAGATTTACTCCGACCCGTCATTCTCCAGCCTAAGTACTTTGTAGGCGACTCGTTTTGTATGTTGTCTATATTTTTACGCCGAAATATACGGTGGAGAGGGTAGCATGACCGGAACAGGGCTAATGCTGCGGCTCCGCATGAGTTTACCTCCGGTATTTGCCAAGCCATATTATAGTACGCTCCGAGCGCAATAGCCTCGGAAGCAGACTCTTCTGGATAGCATTTCTCTCTAAAGTGGGCGACTTGGGTTAATTCTTCACCCCTTTTATACACATGGATAACATTGTAGTCGCATTGGGCGCTTTGGCCTTCGGCATAATCTGAAGAAACAATATACTCTTCGCCTGGAATGGGGTCTTCGTATATTTTAATAGGACCGAAGCTTTCAGGGACAAAGGTAAACATATCTTTATCCACAGAGAAGATCTCTTTAGTTACTTGACTCATCATAGCACCGGCATCAGGCTCTAGTGCTCTTCGCCCTTCTTTTGTAATTAGCTCTCCACGAACCGGAGCGGGCTCATCTTTAATCCGGTCTCCTTGGACCGCAACTTGCCCCATATCAAAAATAGTAAGCGTCGAAGACATAAAAGCTTCGCGCCAATGGGTGGGGTATTGGTTTTTAAAAACCTTAGCCTTACCATCGCACCGGTCCTGAATAGCCCAGCGTCTCCACTCAAGCCATCCCATTGGGTGCAATTTCTCATCTTCTTTTTCTTTATTCCATCTAGGGACAATATGGTTTGTTAATAGCTCAAACTCATCGTCGTCTAAGTTCAAAAGAGATGAATACTTCTCAAGGCCAGTGCCATCTTTTCGAGAGTGGCACTGGACCCAATCATAAAACAAAGAAGCATTTTCAGTAGTAGGCTCTTGCCAGCACTGCTGCTCATCATCCAACCACGAGATAAAGACAGGCTCAAACTCAGAACGACCCGCAACAGCCTCTTCCCATAGACGAGAGTATGAATCGCCGCGACTTTCAGCAGTCGTGTCAATAACGATAGCCCCAGTGTTTTTACGCACAGTAGGGAACATTTCCTTAATAATCGTGCTTTGATTGCGGTATTTAGCAAACTCAGAAAGCAGCAAATACTGGATGGTCGCTCCCGTCCGCGCAAGCGGCGTGCGCTCTGTAAAAATAGATAATGTGGAATTTAACCCACTGCTTGGTTTAGGGCCGCCCCTTTCCCAGGCCAATACCTCTTCTTCGGGTATATCTCGCCGGAATTCCATAGGCTCTTTAAAAGATCTAGACCTACCCCATCGCTCGGGACGAAGCGTATTGGGGTAGTTATTATGGAATATATGGTTTCGTTTGTGGATCTCAGCAGCCATATCGTCCAACTGAGCACCAATAACCACATTTGTGTTCTCAGTAAGCGAAGCTTGCCTATAAGCATCCATACAAAAGAAGGTTGTAGACCCAATTCGACGAGCTTTACACACAACAATACGCAAAAAGCCGCGACCGAACCACTGTCGATTTACGGCCTCAGCAAGGCGCTTTTGAACTCTGCGGAGCTTTACCCGAGCAATTGGCCCTTCTTCTGGGGCAATATAGAGAGGAGCAACGTCGTTTTCAGCAAAAAAAGAGATGTCAGAAAGACAATCTCGCCTGAACTTCTTAATGTGCTCATTCTTTATGTCCATACATCTTTTCTAAGGCTGAAGGTAGGGACGTGTCCTCTTGCTTATCCATAACCATAGGTCGGACTGATTTATGCAATGGCTCTGAACAGACAAGACGACAAGCGTCCCTGAATCCATCTTTAAACTGTTTTGATGCCATAAGTCTATCTTTTGCTGATAAACCTTCATCTGACATAATCTCAGCCTCTACCTTCGCAGCAGCAAATGTAGCGGCCACCATAGCCCTTACAGAGACTCCGTGGTCCCGCTCGGCCTCCCATGCTAATCCAGCAAACATAGAGTCTACAGTGGATTGTGGGAGGTTTCCTAGTTTGATCCCTAAAGTGACCTTCTCTAGGCTATCGTCTTTTTTCTTGGCCATTAAGCCTCTAGCTTGATTTGGAGCACGAGCACATCCATTGCCGCAGTGTCCGAACCAGTAACAGTCTCAAAAGCAGGGGAAGCAAGCGTGTT